ATTGCAGTTTCTGGAGCTGGAAGCGATGATCTTTACACGGTTGACTATATACCCAATCATTCAGAATTAGAGCTCACAAGGCTCTTACAGCAATACAAAGAAACTGACGTACAAAAACTCTTGACTTCCTTGTCAGGTGAACAAACACAAGATTTGGAAAACGCGCTCTTTAGCCAAATGGCCATGTACAATATTGATAATGGCTTTGGCGATATGCTAGATGTGATAGGAGAAATCGTTAATCAACCTAGATCAGGACAAGATGACGCCACATATAAGATTTTCTTGAAAGCAAAAGTGGGGTTTAACAGCAGTGCAGGAACATACGTAGATTTATTTCAAGTGTGGTCCATTTTCGCTAATTCAACAAGCGTTTGGATTGAAGAGCTTTACCCACGACAATTAAAACTCTTCGCCCTTCCTGACTCACTACCTGTAGGCTTAGAGAGTGCAATACTTGAATTTATGGATGCGGCCGCCCCTGGTGGTATACGCGTCACTACAATAGCCCCGCTCGCAACGGAGGGAGACGGATTTTTTAAATTTGGCAGCTCGGCAGATGGTTTCGACCTTGGCGTCTGGGCTGATCCGATAGCGACAAGATAGGAGGAATTAATGGCTTACCCTAATCAACCGACTGATGTTATTGGGTGGATTCCAGATAACACAACAAACATTACGGACCCGGCTAGTTTAAAGACTAATGGTTATGCTACTGGCTCAACACCCTTGGCGGTCAATTGGAATTGGATCACTAATAGAATTTCACAGTGGGTCGATTATTTAAAAGCTGTAGAAGACAGGACCTTGAGAGCTAACACCACTCTACACTTGACCTCCGTTGCCGATGTTCCGGCGGCGCAGACTATAATAGACGAAATTGATTGTATCGCAGACGGAATTACATTAACGATCAATATTACAAAAACGGTCCCTGGCATGATAGCCGGATCACTGGATTTATATAATTTTGGTAAGTCGTCCGGAATTCTCGAAATAGCTAGCGCTACAGGCTCGGATTATCTGCAATCGAGCGGCATAACACTTGATTTTAGATCCGTGCACTGCAATATACTACTAGATAGCATCTGGGCTTCTGGTACTGGCGGAAGTCCATCCGTAGTTTTTCAGGATTGCACAGGCCCTATAATAATTGACTCAACGACTGTTGATAGCAGTGGCGGAGGCGATGCTATCAATTTTTACGGTTGCCCGAATGTTTACCTTGACGGCATAGGTTTAATTGACTACGGCGCCGGAGCTTCTGGTGTTTTGGTTTCAAACAATAGCAAAGTTTTTAGCACGGGGTTAAATTGCAACGGCTATACTGACGATTGGACGATTGACAATAACTCGACCGTTACTAATAAATCGCCGGGCTCAGTAGTGGGGTCAAGCATAATCCAGGATGGCGGAGCTTACCGGTATTATACTGGTTCAGCATGGGCAGAAATTTATAATTCATTCTAATAAAGAGGTACAACATGCCAAACAACACAAGACAACACGAAGGAAAAATGATCGGCGCGGGCGTAATCTGGATTGAGGAAGATGCGCGTATAATCGATGCAGGATCCGGAACAGAGGTTATCACTTCTGAAAAATTCGAGCTCAACGGCCGTAATATTTTTGATTTTGATTTGATATGTCCTGCACTAAAATCGGACGCTACAGCCAACGCTGACATCCCAACAGGCGCAACTGTGGACATCAATTTTTACAAACAGAGCTACGACGGGGCTGATTCAGTATTGAAAGCCACTGTACAAAAAACATACTCCGCCATTGTTGCCGGTGCTTTTGAAAATCAGCAAGTGACCGCAGACGATGACGCAGCAATACCAGCAGCAACGCATTTTCAGGTAGTTATTACGCTGCAGGAGGGTGGCTCAGCATACCTTGTCAACTTCGGTATGACGGCTTTTCAACTGCTCGGTTAGGAGAACAGCTCCCGCCTGATTCGAGCAACCTCTTAGTTTGGGTGCTGAATAAAAAGAAAGGCTACTCCTCTGACGGCCTATATACGATAGACAGAGCACTTACACCTGATGCGGAAAATGGCAGGCTGGTGCAGAGCAATTGTACTTCGTGCGACGGCACGTCAAAGTACCTATCTATAAGCAATGTGAATCTCACGAAAGATAATGCTTTTAAATTAGAGTTCAATTGTGTGTTAGGCACTAATGCATATGCTTTAGGTGCGAATCCATTCGCCAGTTTTTTTTACCTAACTACTACTCGAATCCGCTTGAATTGGAATGGCGTTGGTAATATTGATTTTTCACTAGCTGGCACAACAGGTAAATCCTATTATATATCGGTGGCGTATGACGGAAATGCAACAGGTACAAATAATTTCACATCAACTTTAACAGATTTAAACGGATCTACTAGCACAGAAAGCGTGACTAAAAATGTTTCCGCAGCTGGGACATTAACATTTAATAGAGCGCTGCATTTAGGTACTGGGTTCGACTCCACGGCGGATTTCTGGAACGTTGGAGTAGTAGAAAGTGGATCATATAAAGCTAAGTACACTTTCTCCGAAGGCTCCGGCTCCACAGTCCACGACATCTCCGGCAACTCAAATCACGGAACAGGCACCAACTTAACTTGGTCGACACAGGATAAATATCACTACAACCTCCTCAACGGCTACAGGCTTTCTGGTGCTGTTAAAATCCCTGCACTATTGGATGGTTCAGCAGCAGCAGATGGCAACGCATTAACACAACCTGCTGGTTACTGGCACAATGGAGCAGAGACGAAGGTGTCATTTGAGACCGACGCTACTTTCAATGGTTTTCAGTTCGGTAGTGATTTGGATGATAGATTGGCAGACACAATAAAGATAGGTAATGCCTATTATGTAGCTGGAAGGACTGCTGGCTCGACTTTCTTGGGTGAGGCCACCGGTGTGACATCTACTTACAGATCTTTTTTAGCCAAACTCGACTCAACTTTTACAAAGCAATGGATATTATTTGGCGACAATGATTCTACTCTTTTTACTGAAAGCATGGTCGCTTATGATAGCAGCTCAGAAACATTATTCTGGATTTCTGAAAACAACAATAATCTTACCCTCTCGGATGATACTGTTAAAAATGTGAGTTTAGATGGAACAATTAATTACACTTGGACTCCAACTGATGCAGCAGGGGAGGAGAAATACTTTACGTCGATTGCTTGCGATGCTTCAAATGTTTTCATAGTAGGGTATAAAGATTACAACACATATGGTAGAGGGATAATTTATAAGACCAACCATGATTTCAGTAGTGTCAGCACATCAACACCGGTTAAAACTGGTTTAGGCAGCTATTATCAAGCCACTAGTGTGTGTCTTAACAGCACTCATGCTCTTATAACCATTGATGATTTCACATCTACACAGGGGTGTGTGATCAAGGTTGACAAATCTAATATTTCTTCCTATACTACTAGTAATATTTTCACAAATCGTGGCAGGGCTGCATATTCCTGCACCGAGGATAGAATATTGATTCCCACAGATAATGGTGCTTATAGGCAAATTTTAATGTTTAAGATCTCTGATCTAAGTCTTTTGTTTACTCAAAACTTGGACACTAAAGTTGCCGATGCTTTTCAAGTAACTTCATCAAATAAGAGTAATTTTTATGTGAGTTATCGTAACGCTAGTGACACTGCCATAACCATAAACACAATAAGCAATTCAGACACGTATAATCTAATTGACACATATGACATTCCGCTTTCATCCGGTCTTTTCTCTCGTAGGTGTACTTTGAATTTTGAAAACGACTCACTTATAGCCTCTGGAACTATTGATGGTAAGCTAGAATCTGATTCAACCGATGCTGGCGGCTCAGATTGCTTCTTCACAGTTGTAGCAGCGGGAGTACCGCAAGCTCTCAAAGACAACGACCCAGCTGAAATATTCCACAATGCAGCAACAGGTTATGCGGTGCCAATTGGCTATGCAGATATGGTAGCAGCTTACGATGCGGGCGCTCTCCCAACATATGCTTTTCAAGATGTTACAGTACCGTATCAATATAAAAATCTCCTAATATATAAACAGGGGTATGAACCGACAGGATCAAACAGTATCAAACTTGCTAAGTTCATTGGACAGCAAGACAATATTGTGATCGATGTTGACGGCGACCCGAGCATGGACATTAACAACCAAGTAATTTTCACTGAAGAATAGGGAGGAGAAGGTGAAGCAATTTTATTTTAAGACCACTGACATAAATCGCAAGCTTTGCGCGGGGCTTATGCAGAGCTGGTCCGGTTACACATTTGATTCAACGAGTGTAACACTAGCGGCGCATACAGCGATGATATATGACGAGACTAATTTTTTATGGAGAGAGGTAGCCGTAGCAGGCGATACTCTAACTTTATCTGAGGGTTATAATTATGTAGCTGTAAGAACTACAGACGGGCTGACGGCTACTTTTGTAAATTTAGGCGCAGATAATTCAAGCTACGTTTTCAGCTCAGGCTTGACAACCGTGGCTCCTGTTGTGACGTTTCTAAAAGAAGGCTCAAATGTCCAAGACGCAGACTTTTCGAATGTTTGCCAAACTGCTGTGCCTCAGCTGCTTATCAAAGCTTCATCTGGACCCAACAATATCTATCTTCTGAGTGCTCCCAATGCCATTTTGGCGACCTCCGGCGATGCTAACAATTACGTGACAATAGCTTCAACTGTTGCTGTCCAAGCCGCAGAGGCAAGAGTGGTGCAGGCTTTTGATTCAAGCACCGACAATTTGCATCTTTATACTTACAGTTCTGGGCCTCTGCCTACGACCTGGACAAAAGCAGCAGCAAGCACAAGCTTTCTGACGAACACATATCAAGTAGCAAGCGGTGGGACGGCTGGAATTACATCTAATCAGTGGGGTGTTTACTATATCTGGAAGAGCCTTTTTGCTGGCACCAACCCAAATGAGGCATTCATAACATTAGGATCGGCAAGTTATGGTACTGCATTAGCGGCCGATGCAGATATCCCGACTGAGCACCCAGCTTTCCTTCCTGATGAGTTGTCTGGCTATGCGGTCCTTTGTGGTAGGATAATAGCGGAGAACGGTGCTGGAGCTGATGTTATACAGGGTAGTACTTGGTACAAAACACATTTTACGGGGTAATTATGAAAACTTTAAAAGAAGCGCTAAAAAATTCAGCCAATGTTGACGGCATTGTTAATAGCGGTGCTGTGCCTTTGACAATGGAGGACACAGTCTTTGATGACAGTAAGTTCCCTTTCACGGGCAATAGAATTGATGTAAGTGCGGGAAGGCTGGACTACAATTATTTCAACGGCGGGATAGACTTTCAAAGCAACGCACAGTATCCGGGCGACCCCGTCAGCATGAAGGACCAGATGCTGCACTGCTGGAAAGCAGGAACCGACCTGCACCCCCATATACATTGGATCCAAAATAGTTCAGCTATGCCAAATTGGTTGCTAGCTTATAAAGTAATTGACACAGGAGTTGCAAGAGTTAAAGAAACTGGCTACACTAATCACACTCTAGTCAAAGGAAGCTCCAATGCTTTTACTTATACGTCAGGTAACTTGGACCAAATAACTCTTTTTCCAGCAATCGACATGAGCGGCTATGACAATACAAACGGTTTATCTCTCAAGATTCATTATGTTTTTTTTAGAGACAGTGCTGATACATCGGGGCTTTTCGGCAGCTCAGATAGTGGACTTGGCACACAGTTTGTTGACGAGTTCGACGTACACTTTCAAAAAGATACATTAGGCTCACAAGATGAATATTCAAAATAGGAGGGTATAATGAGTAAAACAGAAATATTATTTGATAAGAGGAGGCATGGGGACAAGATCAGTTCCAATGCTGTAATGGTAGACGGGTATACGATGCTGGAAATAAAAGCATTAATTGACAGCCCTAACCACAAGATACACGGAGTCAATGCATGGATTGAGGTTGATGTTGCAGCACTGGACGAGCTCGTTTTGAGCTCAGAGAATTTTGACATTGCGCCTAACCATGTGAATACATTCAGAAATTATTCTCTTTACAGGATCAATCTTGCTAAAGATAAGGCTATGCTGAAGATAGGTTCTAGTTCTGCTGTTTGGGAAGAGATCGCAACCAATGATCAACTTGAGGCTTTTCTTGGTAAATTTGGCGGTAAGGATAATTTATTTGAGTCTCCAAAAAGTAAAGAGGAAGAATACTTTATTAAATCAATTGTAGAGCTAGAATCGTTGACGTGGGTGAATGTTAAGAAGTACTTAAAGGATAATAACATTGATACACCTTATGATTTAAGATCTGAAAAAGTAACAAGGGACGCACTGTATGCAGATATAGCTAATGGTGTTTATGAAGAAGAGCGGAAATAATAGACAAAAAGATTAAAGTAAGTATAATGTTAGAAGGGTTAATAAAAATTTCGGGTGGCGAGTATGGAAATCAAAAAATTATCAGTTAACATTGTTACGGTCTGCTCTATTTGCAGCGTTCTCATTGCATGCACATTTTGGATCACATCTAGGTTTGAGTCAACAGCTTACGAGGTTCAGAGCGTTAGAAAAGACATTTCGTATATTATCTTGGCTCTCAATAAAATCACTAAAAAGCTTGAAAGATCTGCAGAGAATGACAAAGAATTCTGGGCGCGCGGAACAGCTTTAGAGTCAGGACATAAAGGGGTCATTATGCGCGTGAACAGCCTTGAAAAGCGCGTGTTTCGCCTTGAGTCAAAGCGAGGTGCTCTAAGCATACAGAAGGAAAAATACGTTAATAAAAAACTATCGTTCGGTGAGGTTAAGGGATGGCAGAAAAGAAGAAAACAGGCGCTTTAAATAAAAAGCCAAAGGCAAAAGCAAAGCAGCCGAAAAAGAAACTGACGCCTAAAAAGGGTGGAGGAGCTTCTGGCGGTATGCAGGCGAAGAAGAAATCAACAGTTAAGAGGAAGAAGGCTTGAAATACATTTTTCATTTTTGCGTAAAATTCATTAGACCGATTACCAGCGCTTTCTTTTACAATCTTTTTAAACATACTTTTAGCAAAAACGATTCTTGGAATAGATTCAAGCAACTACCCTTAGAGCAGTTTGCGGATGTGATCAATGCATATCCTTACAAATCGGATCCGCTCTGGGGCGCCTTGGATTACACTATTGAAGATCCACGCCACTACTTTTGTTTAAGCAATCATACCAATCCTTTGTTTGGTGCAGATTGTGACGATACAGCGGAAACGTGGCTACTGTGGGCTAAAGAAAACAACATATCAGGATTCAAGTTGTATATCTGCGATGGGTGGAGAATCTGGAACTCCCATGTTACTTGCGTGCTGGAAATGGAAGGGCGGTATTTGCTTTGTGATTACGGATTCACCAAGGTTTTTAATTCCATTGAAGACATTGTGCGATTCTTAAAGCATGAATACAATTACCATGATAATATCCTGAACGTTATAGGAGAAAACAATGGAAAATAAAAAAGAGATATTTCAAGGGTGGCGAAGTTTTATAGTGTGGATTGCGTGCCTTGTAATTACAATAGTACTGTTATTTTTCCCAGAAAGAATAGAGAAAAGCATAGGCTTGCTCTATTGGTTCGGCGGAATGTGCAGTATTGTTCTAGGCAGAAATGTAATTAAACACAACATAGATAAGAGGCAGTAATGTTTCAACTCAAGACAATAATAATCGCGTGTAACTTCGCTTTAATCTCAGTGCTGATCTTCTTCACATTCTACTACAAATCCAAATCAAGCGACCTTGCACACGATATCAAGATTCAAAAGCTACATTTTGAGGCTCAGATAAAGGATATTGAATTGCAATCAGCTATAGACATGAATGAGGAATACATAAAGATGGATGAAGCGCTCAAAGAACAGCAAGAAGCCGCGAAGAAAATAAAGGCCAAAACTAAAGTAAAGATTGTAAAAATAACGGAGATAGTGGAAGTTGCAAAGAAAAATAATAATTGCCTTGATGCTTGGCGCGGTGCTAATAGTGATTGGGGCATGCCAACCAAAGATTAAATACATTACTATTTACAAGAAAGCTAAAATTAGTTGTATACCTCCCGCATGGCCTGATTTCGAGGATGAAGAAAAGCATGATAATTGTTTTGATATAATTGCAGCTCGTCGCAGGAATTCCGCTTTAGCTTATAAAGCTTTGGAAGAGTGGGAAAAATACAAGAATTGCGTCAAAAATCAATCTGACTGACACGCCTTTTTAATCTTATCTATAACATAAGCCAAATCCATTTGCATTCTCGGGTCCTCATTTCTTTCGTTGCGATAGACAAATGCCTCCAAAAGTGACAGTTCATAGTTTGAAAGTAAAGGCCCTTCTTCTTTCTTTTTAATAACTACGCCATGATGATCCATAGGCTCCTCCTTCAGTTCTTTTTTTAAAATGGCCACGGAATTGTAAATCTTTTTCCCATATGCATCAAAATCAAAGTTTTCACCCGGTTCGGTGTTGTCATCAGTCCATAAGATAGTGTCAATTATTTCTTGTGCTTGCTCTTTATTCATTAGTAATTTGCCTCCGAAAGTTTATTTATATTTCTTAGCGCCATTGCAAAGTCTTTCTTGCTTGTGAGGCTTGAAATTCCTTGGATACTTACATTGCTGTATATCTCCGCTATTTCTTTGTCAAGATCAAAGCTGCCGTCATTCCTGTACTCAATTTTGCGGCCAAGTGCAGCATGAAGAGCGTCACGCATTTTGTTTTGCATAGCCTCACTTATTTCAGTCTGGAAATGATCTCCAATAGGACAGGGCTCTGGTGTCGCGGCATCTTCAGCCTCGGCGCATCCGGTTATAGCGATTTTGACAGTTTCCACGCTGGCCTCTATAACTTTATTTATTACAAAAAGGTCAGTCGATTTAGTAACCATAGCCGCCACAAGTTGCTCGTAGCTCCAGCCTTCAATTTGGTAGAACCATACAGCCCAATCATCATGACTCAAGTGTTCTTTGGGTCGCTTTTCCATCTCCTCGATGAATTCAATCACCTTGGCTTTTTGTTCTGCAGTCAATTCCTTTTTGCCGAGGTCTTGGATTAGCTTTGTGTAGTTTTCGCCACCGTCCCAGGATTTAGGCTTTTCAGGTTCTTCAATAACCACGTCAATTACCGCATTGTTGGTGTCGGGTTCAACATCGACTGATACGCTTACTTCTTTTGCGGTGTAGGTTTCTGATATTGCCTTTTGAATTACATCGTTGGTGAGTGCTTTTCCTATCTCTATATCAAGCTTAACCTCAACAGAAGGCTCTACTTCCTTCTTTTCCTTCTCAGATCTAAACAGCTTGTAGAATGCTTTCTTTTCCGTAACCACCTTGCACTTCTCCAATACTTCAGCTTCTACATGAAGTTCGAGCAGCTCCTTGTCGTATCGGGTCACTATTGATTCCGGAATAAGTGTAAAACTAAACTTAGCATCTTCAGTATCATAGCGACCTGAGTACTTTATGCCGTCGATTTCAAGCTGCTCCTCAAGCGCGGCCTGTGTTTCCTTTAGCTTACTTTTAGCTATTTTCTCAGTCTCCTTAGCCTTGATGTATGCTGTCATTTTCGACTTAGCGCGGATCTCATCAACGTCCACCTGATTCTTTACAATCATTGACCCGGCTTTTTTCTTTTCTTCGTCTGTCATATCTGAATAGTAACTTTCAAGACATTTCAGGAATAGATTTTTATACTTCTCGTCGACCTCGACAAGATTGTATTTATCTTTTTTCAGTTGCAATATGTAGCCTTTGTCAATTCCAGAAAGCAACATGTATGCGCCGAGCTGCAAGAAATAATGAGGGTGGATAGCGGAGCTGGTTTTGTAGTCAATAATAAACTTGTTGCCGTTATTACTCATTTCTGCAACATCGTCTACAGTGCCAGCAAAAGGATACTCTGTTTCAGTGCCATATTTTTCTATATTACAATACCTTTTCTCCTGCTCCACACTCTTGTAATTAGGCTCGTCTACAACAAAACAAGTAAAAGCGTCAAAATAAGGTCTGATATCTTCATGTATTGAATCAACATCAAGTTTGCCCCGGTGCCACAACTCAATAGCCTTATGCAATGCGGTTCCTCTTTGGGCGTAATATGGATTGATCCCGCTCATGTCAGGAGATGCGCCAACAGCCTTTAAAATCTGCGTAACTGAAGGAACTACTTTTCCGTTGTATCTGTACTGGTGCTTTGCTTCATCAAATACTAAGCCGGTCTCCACAACCGGCTTTTTGAGTTTGCTTAGTGCGTCAAAATTAAGTCCCATCTCAACCCTCCAATAAAGTTTTGCATTCTTCAATAGTCATTTCATGCAATGGTTTTCCAATAGCATTTTCAAGGTGCTCGTTGAGTTGCACTATATTCAAGCCAGATTTTTTCAAGATCTCTTCTTTAAGGTTAAACAGCTCCTTGCGGTGTTCATCGACTCCGTCAGGCTTTTCCTCTGGCATCATATTGTTGACGACGTTCTCATGCTGTTTATCAAGCTCGTCAGGCGTGTACTCTTTTAATTCTTCGGCTGTATGACAACCGCTAAAAATTTCAGGAAATGCGGAGCGACAACACTTACTATCAGCTCTGTGAAGCAACATGTTATCTTTATCGTTTTTCCATTGGTCAGAGCTCGGGATATTGTTTTTGCTCATGGCTAATTCATGAGCCCTTTCAAAAACTTTCTCCTTACCGTTTTTTAGTTTTCTGGTTATCTTCACTGTGCATTTTCTGTTTTTGAGCCCACACACATCACCAGGAAGATCCTCCCATATGACATCATAATCAATGAAATCAGGTTGAGAAAAAACCACACCTTTCATTGAATCAGATGATGTTGACGGCTTCCCTTTCACTACATATACATTTTGAAGGCACATAAAAGGATCCTTGAACCCTAATGCTTGCCCGTACTGAAATGCCACAACTATATTTGCGGGTTTGTTGCGGTATGCAGGAGGCACCAACTCAGATTGTGAGAATTCAGATGCAAGAGCAAGCTTCCCGTTTAAGCTCTTTGGTATGTTGCTCGTGTCTGCGAGTTCGGCTAATGCCAGCTTGTTGCGCTCCAAGCTCAATTCTTGTTTTTCGAGCTTGATCAGCTCTTGTTTCTGCTCAATGACTTCCTGTGTGATTACTTCACTCATTTCTTATTTCCTCCTGTTGAATTATGGAATATGAACCATGCTAAAATCTGCAAACCCCAAGCTTGTAAAAAACCGATATCTTGAACGCTGTCTACAGCGCCAACAAAACATCCGTTCCAAAGTAGTTGAAAAGGAATTGCGGCCAATAGAGTTACCACAACTGTTAATAATGCGACCAAAACGACAGCGCCAACGACTTCACTAATTTTCTTCATACTAACCTCCAAAAAAATAAATAATTGTAAAACTAAATGCTCCCCAAAATAAAACTTCTTTTCCTGAAAACATGATAGCTACCTCCCTCAGTAGTCATTAATATTTTTACTTTATCAAAAACTACTGCCTGTACAGGGAAGCAGCTCAAGATATACAATACTATCATATTCATTTTGACTTGTCAATGTATTTTTGCATAACTCTGAAACTTTTTTTCTAGCACTGTTTTTTCACAATAGAAAACCGACATGAGGTGCATTTCACCTTTCAAACAAATCGGAAAAATATTGGCATTCAAAGCCGCGTCTGGCTCAGTGCAGGAAAGGAAAATCAAGCAAAGGTAGTTTATTAGTGTCATGATATTATCCTGTGTGTTTTACGTGTTTTTAAAAATCCTTTCTTTTGCGGCGGTAAACTCATGCTCATTCAACATCCCTTGTTTGTACATGAGATGCAGGTGGTTAAGATCGTCCAGCAATCTGTCTTTGACTCCTATTGACGCTTCTATCCTGGAATTCATCATTGTAAAGAGCCCGAACTCGGAAACGCTCATGCTGTGTTGCGCCGCCCTAGCCTTGATAGACTCGAATTGCTCTGGTGTACACAACGTCTCCACCTTGCAGCTTTTCTTTTCATGCTGTGCTTTTTTAGTCTTCATTGGAACCTCCCCATATATTGATTTCTGTCTTCACCCAATCCGGCAACGTCTTACCCTCGAAATTCTTGCACACGACAGAGAGAACACCGTCAATAACCGTTATCTGTATCCCCTCCGCATCAAGCCTGGCCTGCAGATTGTTGAGCTTTCTTATGATTTTTATAATATCTGATTTCTTATTCATAACGCACTCCCCACACAAATTATTAACCACACAGCCGCCAGGATTAAGACGGCCTTAATTGTTTCGCTCAATATTTTTCTCATTGATATAAGCCTCCATTCTTGCCTCAAAACAGTGTTGACATAGTACTGTGCCATACTTGTCTTTCATTACTGCATCCTCTTCACCACAGGTGCCGCAGTTTTCACATATCAGCATTTAGACCTCCTGACCTCAGTGAGCGCCCTTGACAGATCCATGCTCGCCCGTTTAGCTGCGGCGTTTTCTTTTGATGAATAGCACCAGTATCCACGGTCGTCTTCGTCGTTAATTCTTTTGAGCGCTGCCTTTGCTTTTTCTATGAATCTTTCCGCCTCATCCACTGCGTTTTCGAGTGCTACTAATTGCTTTTCATTAACTTTCATGATTCGACCTCCTCTAAAATTACTTTAACTTTTTCCATATCTACAAGATTAAAAGACTTGTCTAGCACTGTTACTTCGTAGTCGTCTGTCACTGCCTTTAAAACAATACCGTCGTCAGTTTCTTTAGGATTTTCCGCGATTATCTCGTCTATGATGCGTTTCATGGGTTTCTTCTCCTTAATTTCAGTTTTCAAACATGCCTTGATTGCTGCTTTCATCGATGGCCCAAGTGGTTCCTGTTCACCGGTACGAATATTTATCCTATTGCAAAAGATTATGTTGTCCGCTATGGGGTGCAGACCCTGGACCAGCTTTTTAAGATCCTTCTTTTTCAGTTGCAGGCGCTCACTCATATTTGGTTCAAGTGGCACATTGTGGAAACATAAAGCAATCGTCTGCCCTTGTCCAGCTCTTGTGTGGCAAAATTCAAGGAAGTCTTTCACACTACGCCTACCTTTCAGAATGCTAAAAAAGATGCTGTAGCCTATATTAGCCTTCTTCATTGTCAATCCTCCATAGCAAGTCGTCTATAACTTTCAATGTATCACGCTTGAGTTTGCGAAGCCGCTCGTCCTTGCTACAACCGCAAAACTTAGCAGTCGTTAAGAGCTCCTGCACCTTCTCTATAAGCTCAACCGGCACGCTGATTTCCGGCTGCGGTCTGAATGTTTCAAGTTTATCTTTCTTCATGGTCGCCTCCATTAAATGTTGTAGTAACCTGTCTTAATGCGCTGCTCTGTCCTGGTCAATTTCTGTTCTTTAATCTCTTCGATGCTGCCAAAGAGAATTTTCATTTGATCCAGCATAATTTGGACATCGGTCATTTCTTCAAGAATCTCGTCAATCGTCCCAGTCTTGAGAGCTAGGGCGAGCTCCAATAATTCTTCTTCGGCCTTCCTGATTTGTGGTTCAGCGCCGAAAGTATCAATTATGTTCTCTAAGCGGTCAGTATAAGCCTGCTCTTTCTTCTCAGCACAATTGCAGTTGCAAGGGATCTCAAAATGCTTCGCTACGTCTTCAGCGGTTATCTTATGCATCGCCGCCATAAATGAAGGCTCGCCGTTCCTGATTTCTTCAATGCATTTGTCGATTTTGTCCATATCCGGCTTGTTAAAATCTGTCAAGTTTCTTTCTTTCATGATTCGCCTCCTAATTATTCTCTAGTTTTTCCATCAATTCAAGTGTAAACTCTGCAAGTTCAGTAATGCCATACATGCAATTATCACAGCAACAATCCTCTTCCTTTGGAATGTAGCTCTTAACTCCATTGGAATCGATACAGTACGACCTTCCGGGGTTCCTCTCATCGCATTCACACAGATTCTCCAAGACTTCGCTCTTATCCATGATTTTCCTCCTAATTATTAAGTAATTCTTCAAGTTCTCTGAGCTCGCTTCTGAGCTTTCTGTATTCTCTCATATGTAATTGCCTTGCCACTTCTCTTTTTGCGTCTGTAGCGTTGTTGTGTGCTCTTTCCATTGCCTTGCGAACTCTGCAAGCCTTTTCGTATACCTTATATCTATTCATCATGGCAACCTCCAAATAAAGTTAAAAACGGTTCCCCCATTTCGGGGAATCAGTTAAAATGAACTCAGCAAGCACCCGCTCACCTTTCTTGACTATAGTAGCATAGGTAAAAAGAAAAAGCAAGAGGAAAATAGAAAAAAAGAGAAAATAAATTAAAATAAAAAAGTAGTTGACAAAAGGAACAAAATAAACTATGATTACAGAGGTGATTATTATTTTTTGTGAGAGGAGTTCTTATGTTAACTAAAAAGCAGATTGCAGAACATTATGGAGTATCAACCGCTTGTATTAGGAATTGGGAGAAAGAAGGTATGCCAGCACACAGGAGGCCCGGTATAAGAAAGCCTGGTTATATAGTAGTAGAGGTTGATAAGTGGCTTTTAGAACGTGAAGAAAAGAAAGGGGGTAAGTGATGAGAGAATTGATTAAGATACAGCAAAACGAAGGCAAACAAACAGTGTCAGGTAAAGAGCTGTATATGTTTTTGGAAATTAAAAAAGATTATTCTAGTTGGATTAAGGATCAGATATCCAGAGGCATGTTTGAAAAGGGTAATGATTACACTATAGTCCCCCTCAAAGTACCGACTGGTGTAAGTTTTAGAAATGTAGATGAGTACTATTTCACTATTCAATCAGCTAAAGAAATTTCCATGATGTCGATGACAGAAAGAGGCCAGCAGGCAAGACGTTATTTCATCGAGTGCGAGAAGCAATTACAGCAGGTCAAAGATTCTTACATGATTGACGATCCTATAAAACGCGCTCAGATGTGGATTGAGGAGCAAAAGGAAAGATTGGCACTAGAAAGCAAAGTCAAAGAAGATGCTCCCAAGGTTGAATACTACAACGACTTGATTGACAGTTCTGATTTAATTTCTATTGGCGATGTTTCAAAGGTTCTTAATATTGATGGATATGGGCGCAACAACCTTTTTAAGTTCCTTAGGGCTTACGGTGTACTTATGAAAAATAACGTACCTTATCAAAAGCATGTTGACGCTGGACACTTTGAAGTTAAAGAGCGTAAATTTATTGTAAGCGGTGAGAATAAGGTTGCATTAACAACGTTCGCCACACAGAAGGGACTTGAATACATTAGAAAGATTTTAAACAGGGGTTGAGCATGAGTAAAGACGGGTTTGTTTTATTACATAGATCTATAATGGATAATCCTTGGTATATGAAAAAACCATTTACTAAAAATGAGGCATGGATTGACATTATTCTTCTAACCAATCACTCTGACTCGTTCATTGATAAAAGAGGTGTAATAATTGATGTTGCTCGCGGCGAATGCGGGTGGTCTATTTCAGCTTTAGAACATCGCTGGGGTTGGTCTGATACTAAGGTAAAAAAGTTTTTGGAAAACCTAGAAAAAATGGAACAGATAAAAGTTGTAAAAGTCGGGAAAGTCACCACTAAAATCAAGGTGTTAAATTATGAGAAATACCAAAGCAAGGAGCAAAAAGCGGAACAGAAGCAGAACAAAAGCGGATCAAAAGCGGAACAGAAGCAGAACAAAAGCGGACTAACAAATAATGATAAACAATTAAACAATGAAAAACAAGGGAATATATCAAAAGAGGAAAGAGAGATTATTTTTTTTAATGAGATGCAGAAGTACGCAAGCATGTGTAAAAATCCGAAAAGCCTTACTGATTTTATTTCCTACTGGACAGAGAGTAAACCGACCGGTAAGAAATTAAAGTGGGAAATGCAGAAAACGTTTGATTTTAAAAAGAGGCTGAAAAAGTGGCTAGATAACGATTATGAAAAAACAGAGGAGAAAGCACAGCAAATTACAATTGATGAACACAACAACTATGGAGGAGTGCTATGAAGATGAATATACATGAAACGAGACTTTTTAGCGACAGTAGACTTACAGAGGAGTGGTATCAGGATTTTAAGCCTAAATTTAATAACAGTATGCAGGCTACAGATTGTATTGATACAGGAGAAAAATATGATTATGATATCATGGGCAAGAAGTTTGAAGGCACTGTGACTAAAACTGTCTGCAATTACTGTGGTGCGGATTCAGAGTATAATAGCGACAAGGAGCCTTCGTCATGTTCTAAGAACTGCCTTTCCAATGCTGTTTACAGGAACTTGTTTTTCTACAAGATAAAACAGATAGAGAAATCAAAGCGAAATCAAAGAATAGAAATGATCTATTCTCGCAGCGGCATAAAAGGCAGACTCCTTGACTATACTTTTGAAAACTTCAAAGTTAATGCAACGACACAAAAGTATGTTGATTTTGCTAATAACTATTGTGACAACTGGGAGGAAAACAAAGCTGAGGGTATTGGTTTAATCCTTCAGGGCCAAAACGGGACAGGTAAGAGTCATCTATCAATTTCCATAGCTCACAAGCTTATCAAAGAAAAACTTGTTCATGTTCGTGTTGGATCTTTCATCAAGATAGCTATGGAGATCAGGAAAAATTTTGATAGTGAGAATGAGATTGTCGATCATCTTTCTAACATCGATCTTCTCGTGCTGGATGATTTCGGAAAGGAAAAAAGCACTCCTTGGATTCAGCAATTGAGCTACCTAGTAATAAATGAACGCTATGAGAAAAAGAAGCCGACAATTATCACAACTAATTATTCCGGCGCAGATCTTAACACAAAGTTTGACACTGCCACAATAGGAAGGCTGATTGAGTGCTGTCATGTTATGAAATTTTCAAATGTGGCTAATTATAGAACCGAGATTAACAAGACAAAATTAAAAGTTATAAAATAGGGGGTGCAAAATGGTTTTAGATGTGGTAAGATATAAACTACAAGTTACAAGAACAAAGATGATTGAGTTGGAAAACGAATTAAACGATTTGAGGCTGCAGGAATATAAACTGATGAAATTGGAGGAAGAAGGATGAAAGAAGGATTTTGCAGCATATGCAATGACTATGTTCACTATTATGATCTATGTGGGCAATGTCTTAGATCTTATTTGTATGTCAGGCTTACAAAATTAAGGCTAGACGAACAAAGTCTTATGGACCTATACAGACACCTTGACCGGAAAGAGATTGACTCGTGAAGGCGATTTATGTGTGTTTTTATTTTCATGTTGACTTTGATAACGGCATGTGCTAGAATTGTATATCACTGGTTGCTCTCTCGATCGAGCTGCAACTTAATGATAAGAAAAATTATTATTTATTGCAGGAGAGGGCAACTATCATGAGTAAGGAAATCAGAACATGTTCAGTATGCGGAAAGACAAGTGATGAAACAGAGGTGTACAACAGGGAAAAATTTGGGAAAACACTGTGCCGTAGACACTATAAGCAAATGAATTATCAAGGCGAAATCCATGAAAGAAGCCGAAATGACCCTAATGAGATAATCTTACATGAAAATCATGCCGAGATTGTTATTTACGATAGAAAACAAAATGAAAAAGCGCGAGTTAAAATTGATCTTGAAGACATAGGAAAGGTTTCCGTATTCAAGTGGCATATGTCCGCACGAGGGTATATACAGACGAACAGTCAGAACAAGCTTAAGTTGCACAGGTTGATCAACAGTACTCCCGAGGGCTTATTCACAGATCATATAAACGGTGATAAGCTGGATAATAGAAAATGTAATTTGAGAACAGCCACCCGCAGTCAAAACGGCATGAATAGATGCTTACACTCTAACAACACGAGTGGGGTCACTGGGGTATATTTAGAGAAAAATACAGGCCTATGGCGGGTATCTATAAAAGTTAACTCCGAGTTAATTATTATTGGAAGGTTTAGTGTCAAAGCCGATGCCATTAAAGCAAGGAGAGCAGCAGAGATGGAATATTTTGGAGAATTTAGGAGAGTATAGGCAATTTTAATAATCTTAACACGTTTACAGGAGGGCGTAATGAAAAATTTTTCGAGGGGTAGCAAGTTAATCAAGGGGCAATTGATTGACAATTTCAAAGGAGATGGATATGAAGAAAATTTTAATTACGATCCTGGCAATGTACGTGTTGATGAGCTGTGCAAGTGTGCAGAAAGCGGACCAGAAGAGATACGAAGTAATAAAGAAGGCGGACTCGGTTGTGGTAATTAGAGCGATGAGATTAAGAAGAAAATGCGTTAAGCCTGGTCAATGCGTATTGCAAGAGATACCTATTCAAGGCAGCGGGTTTAAGTTCGCACAGGGGTATATTATGACAAATGCACATGTTATAGCCCAGTCAGTTTTAACGATGGCAATAAACCGAAAAGGCGGAGAATCTTACTGTACTGTGGTTATGGTTGATCCGGTTGCAGATATAGCGATTTTAAAATATCATGATGATACCATGAGCGATTTGGAAGTTTTGGAGTTTGAAGAGAATATCAACATTGGTGATAGAATTTCGACAATAGGGGCTCCTCGCGGTTTCAGCTGGACAATATCACACGGGTATATAACCGCTAAACGTTTGTTTAAAGGTGTTTTGTATCTGCAAAGTGATGCGCAAATACATCACGGTAGCTCAGGCGGTGTGCTGATGAACAGAGCCGGCAAAGTTGTAGGTATGACTACTATGATGACTTCGCCAGGTATTAACTTTTCAGTGGCAGCAGGACATATAAAAGCAATAATTAAGGCATGGAGAAGCAAATGAAAGACATAACAAAAAGCGGTGCGGATGCATTGACGGAAATAGTATTTGAAACAGGGCTTAAGGACTACATCCTTGAGCCTGATCTATTCGATACTTTAGAGAAGCTTTACAAATTCACAGATGCACAGGAAAGAGTTTTAAAATTCGATATACATACAGTTAGAGAACAAGAGATTGATAAACTGGTCAAACAAGGCTTTATTAGGAGAGTGAAATGAAAGAGCACGCAGAGAGCAAAACAACGAAAGTCTTGGGTCACAATCCTCTCGACGTAGCGAAACTGGTTGAGGATCTAAAGAGGAGTCTGCAACGGCTTCAGGAGCTTCAGGAATTCGCAGGAAAATTACAGGAAGAAGCGCTGCTTATTGAGGATTGTCAGAGTCCAAGTTTCCGGGAAAGATTGAGCAGCAAGAGTTGGCATGGGAACAGCGATCGTGATGAGAAGGATTACGGTAATTGCAAAAGGTGTAATACAGTCCTGGAGAAGAGAAAACACGCGCGGGGTTTTTGTAAGCCCTGCTATGCTAAAATCAAGCGTACGGGAGCATTTGATAAATACATAGAACCGGGCGAATAGCGATAAATTAATATTATATAGTATACTGGGAGGTGAATGATGAATAGATTTAAGTTTAGAGCATGGCTGGCAGATCAAAGCAGATACTTAACATTTGATTTCAGCAATATGATTGATTATATTGCTGTCATGGATTTTGAAGATGTAGTTGAACAATTCACCGGCCTGAAAGATAAAAATGGCGTGGAAATTTATGAAGGGGATATCTTAGAGAATGTAGGAGATCAATTTTCTGACCTAAAAGGTGAAACTATATTTATGGTTATTTATCAAGGATCTGGTTTTGTAATGAAGTATAAAACTGGCACATTTTTTATGTCATCTCTTACTCATCTCTATAAAAAAATCGGCAACATACACGAAAACCCAGAACTATTGGAGGTCAGGAAATGAAAGGCGGGTGCCCATTTTGCGGAAGTATCAGCGTTAAGGTTATGAGTAGCACAAAACGAGGAAGAGAGGGCAAGATAGAGATTGATAAGTGGTATTGCAGGTGTAACGACTGTTTTGCACGTGGTAGTTTAATGAGCACAAAAGAAGGTGCTATAGCTAGATGGCGTGGGGAACCGGTAGAAGAAGAGAAAGTGAGTGAGGATCAAGTAAGCTTGTTGGAGGTGTGCGATGATTAATTTACATAATTGTGATTGCATGAAATTTATGAAGGATGTGCCCGATAATTATTATGAGCTTGCCATTGTTGATCCGCCTTATGGAATAAAAGATAAAGTAATCTCAGGGGGAGAAACAAAAAAACGCGTAAAAGTGCAGAAGGGACTCGAAAAATTTGACGTAGTGCCGGACGATGGATATTTTAAGGAGTTATTCAGAATCTCTGAAAATCAAATTATATGGGGAGGGAATTATTTTGTCAAACACTTATGGCACTCACGAGGGTGGATTTTTTGGGACAAGCAAATTCCCTTTGGTATGTCTTTTGCTCAAGGTGAGCTTGCGTTTACATCGTTTAATAGAAACTTAAAGGTATGTGTGAATCGCGTGGGAAAAAAAGTCTTTCACCCAACCGAAAAACCAGTCGCCCTGTATGAATGGTTATTAAAGAATTATGCAGAACCGAAAAGCTCTATCCATCACGGTGACAAGATCCTCGACACTCACGGCGGCAGTATGTCAATTGCAATAGCCTGCCATAACATGGGCTTTGATTTAGACCTGTGCGAATTAGACGAGGATTATTTTAATGCAGGTAAGGCGAGACTTGAGAAACATCAGCAGCAACTAACTTTATTTTGATTTAGGTGTTGACAAGTGATTTTAGATATGTTAAAGTTGTATATCTTGGCTGTCTTTTCTTGCAAGACTGGCAGTTATTGATAAAACCCAATTTATTAGAAACTACCAGAGAGGAGGCAGCTTCATGATCTTTACAATTAACCACAAATCTTATAACAGTGACGATGTGCGCTCTATTCAAGAAAGCATGAAAACTGTAGACGATGGCATGTGTTATTATTCCATCCTTGTTGAGTATATGGACGGAACCTTTGAGGCTATCCAATTTGATACAGAGGAAGAGCTCCACAGAAGACACAGAAGATTGCTAGAAAAACTTAACGCAGTATCAATTTAGGAGGTGCAGGATGAGAAGTAAGGGACCTTGGCACGCAATAAAAACTAGCTCCGTATACAAATGCGGCGTCGCTGATTACAACGGAGTGATAATAGCGTCTGAGATCAAAAGAGATGACGCTGCTTTAATGGCAGCTGCACCGGAGATGCTGGAGATGTTGAAAATATTCAAGCGAGCTGAAGAGCTTCTGCAATACCCTAGCGATACAGGAGAGGAACATGCAGGAGAGGCGCAGGCTGTAGCCAACATCTTTAGTGCATTGGATAAATTATTATCAAAGATAGGAGAGTAGGATGGCAAAATTACCAGCTGAGATAAAAGTTTCCATAAAGGAGTTTGAAGATCCAAGAATTAAAGCGCTTTTCGATGCATTGCCTGAGATGCTGGAGATGCTGAAAGAATTGCAATGGGTGACAGCTTTTGTAAAAGCGGAGCCTTATTGTCCTTGCTGCTTTGAGTTTCATGGCGATGGACATAAAGAGAATTGCAAGCTGAAAAACTTATTATTAAAGATAGAACAATGAAAAGGCCCCGCTCAGCTGTTGTGTGTTGTGACCAATTTAGTGAGGCAAGGGGCTAAAAGGAGGTTTAAAATGGGAAAAGTACAGTGTGATGGTAAGATGGAAATCTGGACTCGTGTGGTCGGTTTTTACAGACCCACCAACGGATTCAATAGAGGGAAAAAAGAAGAGTACGGTATGCGCAAGGAATTTGACCTCAGCAAGGAAACTGAAGAAGTAATACGCGACAAAGTAGGTGCAAAATTCCAAGCGTCTTTATGCGCAAGAAGTTATTAAAGGAGGGTGATTATGGATGTAAAGATAGGTAAGACATTTATACACAATGGCAAGGTTTTTCAAGTGGTAAAATCAACACAAAAAAGCAACTGTCCTGATTGTGCTTTTGAGGATAAAAAAGAATGCCCCTATTCCAAGGATAGTATTAACATCTTCCAATGCGCTCAGGACAGCAGGGCTGACGGGCTAGAAGTTCATTTCGAGGAGGTGTAGAAATATGAACATATTAAAGCCCCTATTGGAAAATGAAGAAATTCATGCATTAATAAAAAATAGTAGAGAATTCACAGATTTTCAGCGCTGTTTATTTAATCGGGGTTATAAGTGGATAAATAGAGGAAGAAGGTTCATGAAGTTTGACAATCTGGGATCTGTTTTTAATATTGTGAGAGTTTGCCAAAAATCTAATTCTATCTCACTGGTTTCCGCCTTGGATTATTCAGAGCAAAAAGGCAATATTGATATTGTTTTAGAAGGTTAGGTGTAGCTTAGTTGGGGCAACGATCAACTATTTTCAGGAGCTACAATATGTATGACATGATGGAATTCACAGTATTAGTTTTTATCATCGGCGCTATTGTCGGTGGGGTTATTCGTAGTTTACTTTAATGGAGGATATTATGAAGAAAGTTATTGAGATCTGCCCATTGTGCGGATGCAAGTTAGATTGGATACACGCGTACAGAGAAAACGGAGTTTACGTATGCCGCGGTGAAAAGTGCGACGGCGAATTTAATGAGGATAATTTGAAGAAGGTGGAAGCATGAAAATAAAATACCAATGTGAGGGCTGCGATTGCGGCTTTGAGCCTTGTGTCATAATAATCAGCACCAGCCTTCAAGAAGATTCAGGGGCGCCTATAAGCTGCCTTTATGGAGGTGGTACTAAAGAATTCACACTGACGGGGGTGATTAATGAGTAATCAATATATATGCAAATGTGGAGAAAGAACAATCAAGATCCTGAAAAGAACCAAAACAAGTAAGTGTCCCACGTGTGGACGTAGAATGAAGCAGTACGACAAGAGCAAAGGGGTACCGGCCAGGTTGATAACATTCTTTAATGATGGAGGCGAGTTTGAAGAAGGTTGATCTCCCTCGATACTATAGTTTTATTGGCGTTGATCCTGGGAAGTCGGGAGCTATTGCAGTGTATTCGCCGGATAGCAACGGAATAGAGGTGTGGGATTACCCGCCGTCTACAAAGATACTTATCTCTATTTTTGAGACGATTAAGATGCAAAGAACGTACAATTTCAACAGTATAGGCATCAGCTGTATAGAAAAGTTAGCACCACGAAAGAGCAACGGTGTGAAAAACGTAGAAGCTCAGGGTATAGGCTATGGGAAGCTTCTGTATGGACTTGAGACATTGCCTGTGGAATATCTTGAAGTCAACCCCTGCACCTGGAAAAAAGCCCTCGGTGTTACTGCGGATAAGAAAACCAGCATGGCAGCGGCGGAGCGCCTTTTCTCTAATCCCGAAGTCTTTTACGGGCCTAAAGGTGGGCCGAAGGATGGTAGAGCAGAGGCGGCGCTGTTGGCTTATTATGGGTACAAGATATGGATGATGAAGAATGAAGGCGATTTTGTAAAGAAGATCGGCGGATTTTTTTAAGAGATAAATAGTTTTAAATCATAGGCAAGCGGCCCAGAGTCGCAAGGTGAAGTCTTCGTGCTGCCACAAGTGAGCTGTTTTTCATGCAGCCACCTCCAAATTCCTGCACTGCTCAGGGGTGATAACGAAGGCGAAGCAGTATTAATTTTTAGATGGAGGGAATAATGATTAAACCATATTTTGAATGCGAACACGGGGTATTGTATAAAGGCGACTTTTTAAACAACACACTACCCGATAAATCACAGCAATTGATCATTGCTGATCCGCCTTATTTTCAAGTTAAAGGGGATTTTGATTTTATATGGGGTAGTTTTGAAGACTACCTAAAAGATGTTGAAAAGTGGGCTAAAGAATGCAAAAGATTATTAGCTGATAATGGTACTTTGTTTTGGTATGGTCCATCTGGAAAAATTGCATATTCACAAGTTATTTTTGATAAATATTTTAATCTTGTCAATAATCTTGTTTGGAATAAGGGCTCTTTTATGGGACTCGAAAAAAGTAAAGAATTGAGGAGTTTTGCTCCATGTACAGAGAGAATTTTAATGTATGAAAATTCAGATATGACAGGATTGCAGTATATTGAAAAAGAATACATAGCACCTAAAAACCCTTTTGCTCTAGAATTAAGAAAAGCGAGATTTGAAAAAAATGTGAGCATAAACCAAGTTGCGGAATACGGACATTTTTATGGTAATGTAAATCATGGTGGATCTGTGACAAATTGGGAACGTGGTTATAATATACCGTCTAAAGAACAATGGGAGATACTTTGTCGTAATTTACCAATAAAACGAAAGGAATATGAAGAGCTTAGAAAGGAATATGAAGAGCTTAGAAAGGAATATGAAGAGCTTAGAAGACCATTTGATAATTTTTTAGAGCTTCAAGAAGTGTTTAAATTCAGTAATGAACAAAATACAACAGGATCAAAATACAATCATCCTACCGTTAAACCTGAAAAATTAACTGAAATGCTTATAAAAACATGTAGTAGAAAGGGTGCCAATGTTCTTATTCCTTTTGCTGGTTCTGGAACTGAAGTTTGCATGAGCGTGAATGCAGGGACAAAATTCACAGGGTTTGAGATAGAGGAAAAGTACTGTGATATAATCGTGAAGAGGATTGAAGAGCACACAAAGCAATTGACATTATTTTAAGGAGGAGACAATGACAGTAATAATAATTTTATCAGTATTAGCCGGGTATTACTTAGGCGTTTACTTTGCTTACAAGATAGGGCATAGAAAAGGATTCCTGGACGGCTACAGAGAGGGCAACTTGCAAGGTGGGAAAGATTTCGCAGATTTATTTTTAAAGAAAATAGGGGCAATCAATGATACTTAAACTACAACGATACAGTGACAGCGGCACGTCAACACTAGGGCTACTAACTATTAACAATGAATTCCTGTGCTACACCCTTGAGGATACGTACAGAGCCGACAAGATTAAAGGCGTGACCCGAATTCCGGCGGGGCATTACGACATTGAGCTGAGGACTGAGGGCGGGTTCCACGAAAGATATTCCAAAAGGTTTACAGATCACAGCGGTATGCTACAATTAAAAGATGTTCCAGATTTTCAGTATATCCTTATTCACTGCGGCAATACTGCGGCTGATACTGCCGGCTGTTTACTCCTGGGAAATAATGTATTCGGGCGTGACAAGATAACAGACTCCACAGGGGCATACAAGGCTGTGTATCCGATTATTAGAGATGCTTTATTGAGAGGTGAGAATGTAAGTATTGATGTCAGGGATGAATGTTTCTTAGGTTAATTTTCGCTTTGCTAATCATTTCATTATACTTTCTATCGGCGCTTTTTGAATTCCTAAACAACCCCTCTTTGCTGTAACGTTTGCGACGTTGCTTCTTGCTCATTGCTACACCTCCTTGGTTTTTTCAATAAAACTATCCTTTCCAAAAGCCTTCTTGTTTTCCTGTATATCTGTTTCAGACATCCAAAGAACATCTATTGTCTCCCCCTCTTCTAAAACCCTCACTTTAGTAAAATGGTCCGTTCTCATCGATCTAATTATGTTTCGCTCTATGATTTCAAAAATTATCTTCATGCTACACCTCCTTAATAGTAAAAACTTCTATATCATCCCAATTCCTAAGCGGCGGCAGTATATCACTCTCAGCACGCCACGTATCCCCGCCAAGCTTGATTGTAAAGTACTTGACACGATTGTTTTGGCACGACCTGTTGAAGCGGTTAAGCGCTCGCAGGCTTGTTATTTTGTAGGAATATTTCATCAGACCTCCGACCTCTCATAGCTGACAGTAAACCGAATCTCCTTAACCAATGCCCATTGAGCCGTTATACAGCAATATCCCCAGTCATAAGGGCCATAGCACTCTATTTTTTTCTCAGCAACTCCATAGTGCTGATCTGGACTTAAATTGGTGTGGTCTGCCTCAAGCTGGTCTTTCCACTCTGCAAGCTCTTCCTTGTCTTCATCGGTCAGTTTGCTGAGATCATCCTTCATTACGGCATCAACAAAGTGTTCGCCGACAAGGTAACTGTACTCTCTTGTCCACCAATTCTTTCTTTCGTCATACATGGCTATTCTCCTTAAGTAGTCTATTAATGTCATACTCGAGGTTGCTGATGTCTATCAACACCCTGTCAATCTCAAGCCTAGTCTTTGCTAAGTCTTTGAAAAGATTTTCCTGCACCTTAATAATGCAAATAGCCTTTTTGAGCTTCTTAATTGATACCGGCTTTAACATGATGTCACACCTCCATTTTATTTTCTATCATTAACTTTTTGATTGCCTTGATTGTCCTTTTTTTTCCGTCTACTAGCACGCCTTTTGTAGTGTAGACATTTTTACAGCTGCACTCTACATCGAGAAACATTTTATACTCAGTGCCGCGGAAATTAAACTCGAGCTCTCTACTGTTCCTGGCCTCGTAGCTCCTGCGACAACCTGCATTGCTCGGCGGTGTCCAGAAGAAGGAGCCTGAAAACGCTTCCCAATGTTCCAAGAATTCTTTAAGTTCAACCTTTTCTGCCGGTGTAAATCTCTTAATGTTACGTCTCATATCATCCTCCCAAAATTACTATTAACATTATCAAAGCCCAAGAGCCAAGGAGAACGCCCATTGCGATACGGTTAGTGCTTATCATCATATACTCCTTATTAAAAGAATCATATAATAAACGGCACCAGAAAAACAAGCGGTGCAAGCAACGATTGCTATTGCATCCTTCGCAGCTTCTTTCTTCGCTGCTTTCTTGTTTAAGTATCTATCTAGCTCTTTGTCGCTCTCTTTCATGATTGTATCGAAATCTCTCATGGTTAAACTCCTCTAACTGATTTTAATTCTTTGATCATGGAGCTGAGGTCGAACTCTGTATAATTTAAATTGCTGCTCACGCTTCTTTGTGCGTTCTCTATATCAAAAATCAACGTTGAAATTTCTTCTGTGCGAGTCTGACTCTTTAAGTACTCTATTGTCTCTTTGCATTCTTTTTTAAATTGCTCTCTCATGATATCACCTCTCGTCAAAGTTTAAAAACAACGTGGTGTTTTCCACACCCTCCATTAATACTCTACACTATCTAAATTGACTTGTCAAGTCAAAAAGACAGATATTTGCAATTTATGTCTTTTTTGTGTATAATATATATAGAATCATAACATTTGAGGGCAAGATGGGCATTGATGAATTGATTGCAAAAATAACAAAAGAGGCGAACGAAGCGACTCATAAAGGTCAGCAGAAACATTTACTGAAAATAGTGGAAGAGATAAAAGGGTTAAGCTTAGAAGCGCTTGACGTGCTCAAACACGAACTATTTGAAGATAACTAAGGTAGAGGAAATATGAGTGAACCAGTATTGAAAAGCAAGCACATAAGAGACAAAATGAGACGGTTTTGCGAAGAATTTGTCGTTGACTGCAATGGCAAAGAAGCGGCTATTAGAGCTGGTTATTCTGCCAAGACGGCTAAAGGCAAGGCGGGCGTT